CCCTGTTGCCCCGGATAGGCGCTGTTTGCACCCACGGCGATAGAGTCGCCGTACACCACCACCCGGCCGGCCGGCGTAGTTGGGGCTGTTTGCGTCACGGTAGAGCCGCCCACGAAATAGACGTTGCGCAGGTAGGTGCCATACACGGTTGATCCGATAAGCGTTTGTAACCCGGTAACCAGCTCGACCGTCTTTGTGCCTGCGAACAAATCGACCACAAAATCAGTCTCCCCGTTGGCGGAAAATGTCAGCGTCTGGTAATGGTGAGCGTTGACCCATACTTCGATCTGTTCCCATGCCGGGAAATAAGGATGAAGGGTGGACCATGCGAAAATGACCATGCGCCGGGCATCCGTGGCGAATTTCCACCGCGCAAACGGGCTGCCGCGTCGGTAATCCGTCGCGTCGGTAGTGTAGGCGTTATCGTGCAAATTAGTCGGGCTTAGAACCGTCCATCCGTATTGCGTCATGCCGTCACCTGAAATTCATCGATCTGTACCCCGTGAGCGCCCATAAACAGCCCGCAGGTGTGCGTGCCTGAGTTGGTCGCGTCCGTGGCTGTGATGGTGGTAGCCTCGTTGTAGTAACCCCGGATCGTGGCGGTGATGTCATCCCCCGCGCATGTGACCTCTAAAATATACGGCGATCCCTGGATAATTGAAACTGCCCCGGATGTGGCCAGAGTCGCCAGCGGCGTCCGTCTCACGATTGCCAGCGTGCCGGTCACCCCGCCGGATGAGGTCAGCGTGATGTAGTGCCAGGTCAGCGCCGCCCCTGTGCGCCGGATACAGAACCCCGCCTCGCCGCCCGTATTGGTCGGGTAAAGCAGCGCGGCCATAGTTACACTGGCCGCCGTAACGTTGGTATCGACAATCAGCGGAGCCGTAGCGCCTGTTTGGAAGTGTGCCTTGTTGTCTGATATCTCAATTCCGCTGCGTGAAGCCGTCCAGCCTGTGCCCACCTGGGGCGTGTGGTTCTCCAACAATGTACCGTCGGTATCGGTCATGCGGTCATAAAACAACAGTGCTGGCGGGTACTCGTGGTACTCCCAACCCGTCACCGTCACTGTCAGCCCATAGCTATGCGCGTCCGTCACGGTTAACCCGTAACTGTGCGCGTCTGTCACCGTCAGGCCGTAGCTCATACCGCCCTCACGACGTCCGGGTTAATCGTCAGGCGTCCCACCCACAGCACCACGGGCGAGGTAGCGCCGCTCAGCACCGCCTCCACGCCGATATGGTAGACGCCCAAATCAAGGGTGTTGGTGTCAGTCTTGACAAAATAAATCTCGAACAGCCCCGCCGCCGCGTTGGTGATGGTAATCTCACTCGGCGTGGCGGATGTCTTTTTTATCGCCGCGCCCGCGTCTGAGATAATCGAGGCTGCCGGGTACTCAGCGTATACCGCGCAGTACAGCACCGCGCCGGTAAGTGGCAGCACCGCGCCCGCGTCTGTTGCCGCGCACTGGATTGTTTTCGCCTCGCCGCGATACATTGGAATGTCTGACATCTCGCCTCCTATGGTGCGCGTCCAACCGGGTTGCCGTGGGGCGTGCCGATTGCGCCGTACATGTTATCAATCAACTTGTCGGCTGCCGTGAGTGTTTTGCCGACGTAATCGGTGTACTCATTGGCGCGAACCGCGAACGCCTGAAATACAATGCCGGAAGTTACCAGCACGCCGCCCGCCCCGTTGGTGTACAGTGACGCGGCTTCGGCTGCGCTCAGGATGCGGTCGTATACGCGGGCGTCGGCTATTTTTCCGTCAAACGGTTCAACGTATCCGCCGCCGCCAAAGAAATCATAATTCCCCAAAGAAAACTGGTTTCCAGTTTCGTCTGCATCCGCGCCCAATTGTGCCGAATCTTCCGTGACGGTTTGGGACACGCCGTTGATGTAAATTACCGGGTAATTGGTGACAGTAGAAGAATCGCGGGTGACGACTATGTGCATCCAGGTATCCCAAATCACGCCCACAGCCAGCGGGTCGGTGCGCCAGCGCCCGTTGCTCAGCGCCGTGGTTCCATCTTGCAACCAATTGACTGTCCCCATGCCCGGCTCGACGTATAACTGCGCCCCACCTTTGGTGTCCACACCGATATAGTTGCCCATGACGGTGCGTGTGAACCCATAGGATACCGGCGCGTTACAGTACACCCACACCGAGTAGCTTTTTTGGTGCAAATTTGCCACTGACGGAAGATATCCAAAATCAACGGAATCAGTCGTTCCTGCCGCAAATTCAACCGCCAGCAGTGACAGGCCGGAGGCCAGGCTAAACGCCTGTTTCACCAACCACGTGTATCTAATAATCCCGCCCAGCGCTATCTCACAGCGCACGCCCTGAATGTAGAAATACCCATTGACGCCGCTTTGTGTTTCGACAATGTGCACCTGGTCGCCGACGTCGTTTTTTAGGAACGCCTGCATCATCTCGTCTGATTTGTTGGCGATAAACGAGACGCTTTGCACAACCACCTCAGGCTGTTTGTTGTCATCCAGTATGCGCTGGCCTAAGCGGTGGCCGGTTTCCACGTCCTGTTGGTACATCTGGCCAATGGTTAGCGACTTGTTGCCGTAAAGCGCCTGAGACGCCGCGCTTTCCATCACGGTTTGGATGGAGTTGTATTTGTAAATGCCGAACCCACGCGCCTTGAGTTTGGTAATGTAGCCCAAAAAGTCGGAGTTGTTATACAGGGTGTACTCCACGTATGAGGTTGTATATACAGCCGTCACCGTCAGCGAGGCGGTTATATTCGTGCCCGTCCCGTCCTTCTTTTTGTTCATCAGGTAGTCGGTGGTTGCCGCAGGCGCAACCATCGCGGAGTTAACCACGTTCACCTGTGTGCCGCCCTTGTTGGTAGAGTCTGCGCCCGAATCGGTGTAGCCTGCCCTAAAAACGATGGTTTGCCCAGCCCCAATAGGCATCGGTGACGTCAGCGAGTACATCACGCGGGGCGTGCCTGTCACGTCATCGACGTATTTTGGGTAGGCGGTGACTATCAATTGATTCAGCAGTTGGTCGCCGTAGGTTACTTCCATCCCTACCATGTCGTCGATGGTAGTTAGCGGAAAGCCTACTGTTCCGGCTATTCCTGCCCACGCCCACCCATGCCGCGCCTGCGAGTTCTCAAAGCACAACGTTTCGCCGTGCGTCTTGTCCTTGCGCAGATAGATATAGCCCATCTCCGAATAAGCCAGCTTCGCCAGTTCGCTCAGCGCAACGGTAGAGGGCGTCACGCTGTCAAACGAGGCCGGGAAGGTGTATGTACCGGTGTCGTAATCCGTGGCAAGCGGGGCAATCGGCATCATGGCAACCAAATCGGTTAGCACCTCATCGGCGCGTTTGTCGGTTCCTACGGAGGGGTTAGCCAGAATATACCGGGCGGCCTGTTCCATCCAGTCCGTCACGGTGACGAATATCTTCCGCCCGCCGTGCGTGCCTGCCTGAATGCGGACGGTTTCCACTGCGCCGTAAAAGCGGACGTAGGTTTGGCCATCGTAGACAATTTCAAGTTTTGCAGGCAGGCCGCGCTTGAGCGCAGACGCCCCGCCGGGAGTAAAGGAGCCGCCGTTGTTATTGAGTGTGAACGACATGGAGCCGGTTGAGGCGATTCTATCCAGCGGTCCATTACCGTTAATTCCCCACTGGCAGACAATCGGATCATTAACAACGTTTGAGGTAATATCCACCCAATCACTGAGAGGTGGCGCCCACAAAAACACGTTAACGGATGTCGGATAAACAGCCATTATGTCCCCGCCTGCGCGAACAGCAGCGCGTCACGCACCGAACGGGTCAGGCGGTCGTAGTCAATCCCCTGCGCCCCGCCGAAGGATTCAGGTTTGGATGGGTTGCGGCCAGGTGTGCCGCCTCCACCACCACCGCCGCCGCCAGTGTCAGGTATGGTGGGCGTCGTTCCTGTTTTTACAAAATTCCCGCTGCCGCCCAACCAATCCGGCATTTTCATATTTGCTAGCATATCATTGACTGTTTTTAGCCAATTGTAGACACTGTTTAAAGCGCCTTGCAAACCGCCCAATGCCCCCTTTAGCGGTTCAATCCAATCATTTCCAAGCGAACCGAGATTAGGCCCGAACGTTTGGGTGATGAAGTCGTTGACTTGCCTTAATGCTTCGTCAATTGAGCCCGCGCCATTTACAGACTCGTACCACGTTTTGAATTTACCCCATACTGAGTCTAGCGCTACTCCAAGTGTTCCCAGCGATATATTAAATATGTTTGTAATAAACTTCTCAAGTTCCGTTAGCACTGGAGAAACGTAAGTCGTAACCCAATTCCAAATCTCCATAAGCCCCGGAACAATTGAATAATCCACAGCGTCTTTTACTTTTGCCGCCGCGATTGGAAATTCTGTCTCCAGCTGCACTTGTAGCGCGTTCATCGTTGGGACGTATGTATTGACGATATAGTCATTGGCCGCTGTAAATGCGGGGACTATATTGTTATCCCAGGCCGCCCGGAATATGGTGATGGCCTCTGGTATGCGGGCCTGAATCCAATCCACAACCGGCTGGAATACTGGCCCGGCATTGTCTAGCACCCAATTCCATGCGGTTTGAACAGCGGGTGAGAATTGCGTTTCCCACCATGTTTTAAGCGTGCCAATTGCCGCTGGAATATTTGTCTCAAACCATTTCAGGACGGGGTCAAATACTGGGCCTAAGTTATCTCGTACCCACCCCCATGCTTTTTGAATAGGCGCTATAAAATTAGTCTCCCACCATGTTTTTAACGTGGCAATTGCAGCAGGAATGTTCACTTTTAGCCAGTCATAAAGCCTGATTACAATTGGAAATACGTTTAGATTAACCCAATTCCACACGGCTTGAATAGCGGGCAGTAAAACGTTTTCCCATTTATCCGTTAGAAAATCTAACGCGCGCGGCAGGTTTTCAGCAAGCCAATCGCTCAGGTCGTGAAATCCTTTGATAAGTGCCGGATTGTTGAACAGCTTATTAAAAGACAGCATCAGCGCGTTTACCACTGGAAGCAAAGCGGTTCCAATGGTGGCTTTTAAGTTTGTCATGTTCGCAGCCAGTATGCGCTGTTGGTTAGCCAATCCCTTGCTTGTTTTTGTGAAGTCGCCTTGTGCCAGGGAGCTTTGTTTCATAATCATGGAATAAGCCGCTTGCGCTTTCGTAATCGCAGTAAGCGGCTCTTTTCCCTTGATTAATCCAAGTCGCCGGGCTTCTTCTTGTAGCGTCGTTTCGTTCAGATTAATGCCCAGCGTTTTTAGCGGTTCGCTTTCGCCGGTCAATCCTGCGCGTAACTTTTCCAGCGCCTCCGATGGGTCAATATTGTTAAATGACGCGAGATCGGCGGCCAATTGCACCAGATTGGTTGACATTTTGGCCGACGCATCTTCTCCCATCCCCATTGACCGAAACAGATTGCCGTAAGTCCCCGCCGCTGCCAGCGCCTCATTCGACGACATGCCCAGTGCGTTTGCAGACGTTTCCCCGAACCTTAACACACTCTCAGCCGCTTTTCCAAAAACAACCTGGACTTTTGACGTGGTTTCGTTAAGGTCGCTGGCAGCAGTTATTGCTGATTTAAACAAATCAGGCAGTGCGCCGATTCCTTTTGACACAGCCCCGAAAAGGGATTGCCCGAACCCCTGTGCAATCCCTTTCGCAATATTGCCTAATACCCCGGAGGCGTTATCTTTTGCGTCAATGTCGATTTGTACTTTAGCCGCCATCCTCTTGTACCTCCGCGATGATCGCGTTCAACACGTGCCGCCGTAGCAACCACACGATAGGGGAGCCGCCGAACAATTCCCACGGCGCATGTCCCCATTCTTTTGCAGCCTCCAGCAGTTCGCACCAGTACGGCGCTGTAGCCTGCCGCGCCCGAATCGCAAACGCTAAACGGGCGCGCTCGATGGGGGGATGATTGCGGTCTCCTGCGCCGTGTTGAACCGTTGAAACGCCTCTTTCAATTCGGCAATGGTCAGCGCCCCCAGCAGCTTGCGTGCTTCCGCCGGTTCAAGGTAGCCGCTTTCGCCGATGACAAATTTAGACATGACGGAAATCATCGTTTTGATGTTCCCCTCGCTCATGCCGATATATTCGTCAACGGTTACGCGCTGTTCGATGCGCTCTTGCGTGGCCAGAAATTTAATCATTTACGCCCAACTCCCCGCCGTGGCTCCCATCTGGGAGAATTTGACGCTGCCGATATGCACGTCACCGTCCGGCTTACCACTCAGCGGGATGCTTTCGGGAATGCACACAAACGTCAACGTCAGCCCGGTAGACTCCGGCTTAATCGTGAGGGTGCAAGCCGTGCCAGCCGTGGCAATCGCCCGCAGCACAGTCCAGACGCCGGTAGTCGCGGTGTTGTTGTAGTACAGGTCAAGTGTGACGCTGTGGACGGGCTCGCCGGGGATAAAGTTTTTCCCGCCGTCGCCAAACCCGGTCACTTCAACCAGTCCCAAATCTTGATTAATTTCATACGATGCCACATCCGCCGAAATCGTGCGGGGTGTGGTGGGGTCCGATAGCGTAATTACTGCGCCTTTTGCGGATGCCTTACCAGCCATTGTTAATCTCCTTTATGCGTGCCAGAAGGACACGGTGAACCCAAATGAATTGCCAGCCGCGCCGGTGCGCGTGGCGAGTACACGCCGATACTGTTCGATAGCGCCAGAGGCGATAACCTGCCTCTCAGACGTCAGCGCTGAACCGTTGGCGGTGAAGGTAATCAGGTCGGCATACGCGCCGCCGATGGTGGCGCAGTGCTGGACTTTGACGACATAGGTGTCAGCCGCGCACTTGGCCCAGATGTGGAGCGATGCGCCGCAAACCGCCGTTACCTGTGCGCCCGCAGGGTCCACAAAGCCCGTGCCCGTGGTGGTGTTGGTGATGGTTCCATGCGCCAGCGCCCAGCCCCTTTCAATGCCCACGTTCGCGCCGTAACCCTCGAACCCGATGCTTCCGGCCTGAATTGCGCCGTCCGGCTTGCCTGCGGGCGAATAATTAGCCTGCGTGTAGGGCATGGACACGGTGTTATTGCCCAGCGCGTATCCTTCGGGCAAGATGGTAACGACGCCAGTCGGGAAGGCGGATAGGACGGCATGAACGCCGGTGGTGGCGGTGGAGTCCCACAGCATGTCAATGGTCATCTTGCCTGACGGGAGGCCGGGGATAAAGTTTTTCCCGCCATCGCCGAAGCCGGTTACGTCCACCAGCCCAAAGTCATGCGTGGCCTCAAAACTCGTGGCGTAGGTGGAAAAGTTATAGCCGCCGATTAGCACAATTGCATTTTTAGCCGCAAGTTTTGCCATTATGCGTTTATCCTTTCTTTCAGGGTGACTGTTATCTCGCACCCGTAAAACTGCTTTCCCGCCGGGTCAACAATGGTAGCGAACCCGCCATTGTCAATCTGCACAACGTCCACATCGGCGAAAACGTAATTGAACCCGGTCAGTGCCGTGATAATCGCGTCAAGTTCGGTCGCCATGTCGCTAAAGTGGTCGCGCAGGCCGCGCCCTTCACCCGCCGGGGCATGGATATACAGGTAGTTGTAGGCACGTTCAAACTCCCATAACGCCCCCGCGCCGAACGTTGTCGCGCCGGACGCGACTTCGCCGCCAATGCCGCCCGCAATCCAGTCTGTCGGGTTGGGCATAAGCAGCGGGCAGTCTCGCGGGGTGATGCTATCGGGGATGTTCGTAATCCCCTTGACCGTCACGCCCGTGATGCTCAGCGCCGCGATACCTGCCGCGATTGCCGTTGCATTTAGCGCCATTAGATTAACTTCCTATAGCGATTGATTACCCGCCAGGCGCTCATGGGGATATCGCGTGGCGTCAGCACCACACCCGCCGCCGTAACCGTGGCCGCACTTTCCGTGTTCTCACCAAAGCGCCGCTTGTAGGCGGTGACGGCGATATCTTCCACTGCCTGGCGCACGTCCGCCGGGGCGCTGGTAGAGTATCCAAACTTGCCGACTAACTGGACGCCGCGAGACTGCGTTGGGAAGGTGTAGCGTCCGTTGGGCGCAATCTCCAACCACATGGGCGGGTAGCCGTTGAGCGCCGCATTGTCCGGTTTCGTGTCATAGTCCGTGGTAGCCCAGGTGGTTTCGTACACCCTATCCCCGTCGTCATCCGTTTTGAGGGTGGTAATCGAAACGATGTCATCAACAAAGCACAGCACGCCGTCCGGCTCAGCCTGGTAGGTGCGCGTCTCATCCGCCGCCGTGGTGTAGTAACGCCGGGCCGTCTCGCCATCGAACAGGCGGGAGGATTGAGTAATCAGCGCTTCCAATACCGCGTCATCGTCCGCGTCCGTGGTGGTGATGCGCAGCAGCGTCTTGATATCCGCCAGCGTGGTGTATCCGTTGGTGATGGTCACTTCTCCACCTCCGGCTCGCCCGTCTCGTGAAACTCGTTCGCGTCCGTCCAGACGAGGAAGTCAGCCGCCGAGGTGGGGATGTCGCCTACCAGATGACCGACAATACAAGAGCGGTCCACGTAAGGCTGGAAGCCTGCGGCTTTGGCGGCCTCAAAGAATTTCCTATCCTCGCCGCCGCCGTTGTAGTCATCATCCCACTCGAACCACGGGTCTTTGGTGGCTTCCAACACGCTGCGATGGATGAGGGTGCAGCTCGTCGAGGTGAAGTTGACAGGCACAAGTGCATCATCTGGGCGAGGTGTCATCACACGCGGGCCGAACGGGATACCGTGCGTGTCGAGGTGGTCCAGCAGCCATTCGCGGGTATCGCGCACGCGGTAAGCATACGGGCCGCTCTGGTAGTACTGATTCCAGATGTGGGGCACGACGGGCGATGTGCGCATAAAAATCAGCCCACTGACTAGCGGAACGTTCCACGAGAGCAGCCTGACTAACGTTTCCGGCTCGAACGTGACATCGTTATGGCAGGACCACAACCACTCCGAGTCAGTTTTGAGGAAGTCACGCACGGCCTTATTCCACGAGTAGCGCACATTGTTCGGGCCGGAACGCATGAACGCCGGGCGTTCTCCGGCCGGGTAGATTACGTTCATCCATGAGAGGACGCACGGCCAGCGCGGGCTTTCAGCGGCGGGTATCCAAAGAGTGACTTTAGCCAATTTGCCTTTTCCTTTAGGGGGTGGGCCCATGCCCACCCCCAGCGGAGGGAGGAGGAGAGATGGTTAGTAGGTTGTGACGTACTGCGTCGGCGTCGAGGTGGCGGGCGGGTTGCTCAGGCCGTTGTACAGATGCACGTTCACGGCGTTGACAATCGCGCTGGACACAACCGAGAACCCGGAAAGCAGCAGCCAGGGGTAGGACTGGTCCACGGCCACATCGATGACGGCCAGCGCCTGAGAAACCGCGCCGGAGGTGATGGCAGCCAGGGAAGCGCTGCCAATCATCGCGGAGGTTGCGCCGGAGGTGGCCGCGTTCCAGATGGCCGCGCCGGAGGAAATCCAGCCGGAAGCGTTGGCAACGCCGAAGGAAAAGACGAACCGCGCCCGGCGGTAGCCAGTAGCGTTGATGGGAATAACGGTGGGGGATGAGCCAGCCGTGCCCGCGTTGGGCGATACCACCGGCTTCACATCCTCATAATCCTTGCGTAAACGTTTTGACATTTTGGTTACTCCTTATGGGGCGGGTGTTGCCCCGCCCCTGTGGATGTGAAGGGTTACGCCTGCGCCATCGTGTAGGTGGCTTCGGCCTGCAAACCGGCGAACCCACGGTAGATATTGGCGAAAATGCCAATCTTGCCGTTGGCCATATAGAGCCAGGGGTTGCGCTGCACCAGCATCCCGGGCCGTTCCAGCACCGCGAACATGCGGAAGTTGGCGAACAGAGTGCTGCGCAGTCCGGCGGTCATCGCGGGCATGTCATCGGAGATGTACACCGGGTATCCGTCGAAGTCCCAATTTTGGTACGTCCCGTAGTTGACGCCCTTCAAATAGTACTTGGTGGCGTTCTTCATGAGGAAACCGCACTCGCCCTGGACGTTGTAGCCCGCGCCGAGTGAACCAATCAGCCGTTCCATTTCGGCAACGGTGAGGGCGGTGGCGGAAGCGGCAGCAGCTGCAGCGGTCGAGGTGGCCAGAATCGCGGTGGTGGCCAGGGTGTTCTCGGTCACGGCTTCGGCGCGTCCCAAAGTTTCCATCAGCCAGGCGTCAAAGTTGCTGTTTTCACCCGCCATAAATTCTTCGGTGGCGCGGACTTCCTTCGTGTACTTCAACAGGGCCAGGTCGGTTTGAGCCAGCGTGCCTTCGTTGTTCGAGTAGGCTGCGCTCTCTGCGGTCAGAACGAAGGCGGTCTGGCTGGTGTCCTCAGTCGGAATCAGCAGGTGGTCGCTCGTGGTCGTGAATTGCTGGACGGGAGCCTGACGAACCCAGGAGGCGATGTTGCGTTTGGCGATAATCTGGTTGTAGAGGGGGTCAGGCACGGCAAAGCCGCCCGACGCGCCGGTGGTGATGTTGTAAGCCGCTTTGGTGTCCTTCATCCAGGCGGGCGGGGCAATCAGGCTCGAGTTTTCCTGCCCGGTGCGAAGCCAGGATTTGAAGGCGTCCACACCGTCGTTGTCATCGCCCGGCTTCTGGACGTATGCGGGGGCGTGCTTGAGATAGGGCTGCACTTCGGCCAGCGCCTTTTTGTAACCGGCTTCCTCGGCAGCTTTCAGTTCGGCCGCTTTGATTTCTGCGGCCTTCGCGGCTTCGCGTTCTTGCTCCAGAGCCGCTTTGACGATGTTCTTAACTTCAATTTCGGTGAGTTCCATTTTGGGTTCCTCGATTACAGGGGTTGATTTTGTAGCGGCTGCCGGGGCATCACCTGCCCCCTCTGGCTCCGGTAACAACGATTTGAGAGTAACCGCGCTGTTTCGCGGTTCGGCGGGCGTGGGCGTCAGGCTGGCGTCAAGGCCCAGCGGCCATGATTTGATGAGCCAGGCTTTGCCTGCGGCCTCGCGTGTGACTAAATGCCCGGCGGTTCCCGATGACCAGCCGAGTTTTCCAGCTTGCGCCAGTTCATAAATCGCCTTTTCGTATTCGTCGCGCAAGTTGAGTTGGGCGTCGATCCACACGCCGACGTTATCTGCTCTAAGCTCGCCGGTCCCCAGCCTGCGTGCGCCAATCTTGGAGTCATAGCCGTGGTGGTAGAGAACGGGGCTGGTCTTAGCGTCCCCGAAGTCCGTGCTGCTTGAGAAGTAATCACCCGTCAAATCTGGGTCAGTTGGCGTTGTGAAGCGCACCAGATAGCCGCCCACTTTGCCGCCCTCAAGCGCCTTGACTTCACCACCAGTAATGACAAGCACGGTCGCGGGGTCTAACGATTTGCCCGTTTGGCATGTAGCCCCGTTCTCTACCAGCAGGTCGTGCGCGTCCTGAATGCGCTTTTGATCGCGGGCACTGTTGCGTGCCCCGATCTTGAGTTCCATGCCGTTAATTTCCAGTTCGTCGTCTTTCATGTCACCGCCCCGGTAAATAAAAAACGGCGCATCTGCAAGCCCTGTTGAGCTTACAAATGCGCCGCTTTTTGCTGTCAGCTTATGCGCTTTGCCTACACCGCCGGTTCACCGCGCTTTCGCGCCTCTGGCTTATTTTGCGGGTAGACTAGATTGTTAAGGCAATTATATCACGTCATGAGATGAATAACAACTACGGCTAAAGCCCTTTCCTATGCGCCGCCGTGGTAATTTCACTTTCAATCTCAGGCGGCAGTTTCAGGATTTCCTCATCGACCACATCTTTGAGCAGCAGCCATTTTGTTTTGGCGTGATACCATTGCTGATGATTCCCGTAGGCGTCACCGCCGACGTACACGCCGTACTGCCTGCCTTTCCTCGCCGCCGTGTTCTCAATGCGGTAGCCGCTGGCGACTTCCTCAATCTTCCATGAGCGCCCGTATAAGCCGGTACGGGTGTGCTTCGTGATGATACGCCCTAAAATTGGATGTTCGCCCGTGCGCTCAGGAATACGATTGCCGGGGTAAGCCTGCATCCGGCGCACCACGCGGTTTGTCACGGTTCGGATTTGCCGCCGCCCAATCTTGGGTATCTCAGCAGCCAGGTCTTGCAAGCCTTGCCTTACCAGTTCGCCTTTAACTTGGATGGTGAGTTTCATCGGCTTCCTCTACCCTGACAAGCGTTACAGCGTCGGAAACAATCAAAAACGGTTCTTTGCTTTGCATCCAATCTCGAATACACTTGTGTATGTATTCCAGTTCTTGGCGTGATATTCCACGAGGCACACGCAAGATATATTTTTTGTTCAGGTCCACTTCGTAAACCGCTTTATCTTCCATATCTCCTCCGCTAGATTACCCCTCCCTCAAACGGCCTGACTGCCACAATCTCTACCCGGTGGCTCGTAGATAGGATTTGCCCGTACTCTTGCAGTGCAAAGTGTCGGACGTCCACAATCTCAAGGTCGAACCGGGCACTATATTCGTTCAGCAGCCGCGCTATCTTGGCCTCGACAATCATTTTGGCGTTGCGTGCATCGCGCAAGTCGATAGATTTTAGTTCACGCGATATGAGGTCATCTGACTGGATTGGCATA